AGTACCAGAAGATAATCCTTATAAAAATCATAATAGAATTCATTAGTGAATATTTCACTTTTTTCTTTTAAAAGTTTTTCTACTATTATCTTTATATGTTCTAATGGTATCTTCATTATATGTCAAAACCTATTTTGATAGTTCTATCAGTATTTTCTTTTTTAATAATTGGATTTGCTAATTTAGCTATTCCTAATACTTTTTTATCTTCATCAAGAATGTATACTGTAGAAATAATTGTATCTTTTTCGAAATCTTCTTGAACATTATAGCTAGATGAAACTATATTTTTTATAACTAAATTAGTATTTTCAACAAAAACTGTATCAGTTGAATGTGTCTGATATATATTTTGAGAATAATTTATAAAAGTTGGATTTGTAGAGTTATTTAATTGTGTTTTTGGAAGTGAACACATCATTGTTATATTTTCAATATTGTTTGTTCCCTGAAATTCTAAATTAAATAATAATTTACCTACATCTTCAAATGAACAGTTTCCTGGATCTCCAAAATATCTCCAATTAAAATATTGTCTACCTTCCGCTGTTCCATATGTTCCAGAATGCCAACTTGCTTCTTGTTGTAATATATATGACTGATCTGTTAGTGGATTATAAAACAAACAACTTGCAGATTTAAATAATATCATTCCATGATCATACAATACATAACCAACTTTTTGTCCAACTAAAGAAGTTCCAGCATTAGAACCAGTAAAAGGATCTTGTACAACCCTTAGTATTCCATCTTTATATATGTCTTGTGCAACAATTTTATTATATGTATTATCTTCGTGTAAATCACTCCCTACGTTATCTGATATTTTATTTATAGTAGCGATTACTGAACCTTTTTTTATGGTCGAACCACACATTTCTCTTGGAAAAATGTGAACAGAAGAACCAGAAGGAAAATTTGCAAAATCAAAATCAGAATTCAATTTTTTATAAGAATTAAAAATATTTAAACTTGCTTTATATACTTCATGATATGTTGATGTTATAAAATCTACATATACATTTGGAAATGTTAAATATGTACCAGTAATAGTGGTTCCATATAAAAGTCCGTCAAATGTTGTTTGATCATATCCTGAAATTCTATAACCGTTTGATGTTTTATCTATAAAAGGATAGATTACCTGAGAACCTGTTCTGTCAACATTTATTTCATTTAAGTTATAAGATGTTAAAGACAAAGAAGCCGCAGATTGACTGTGGCTATTGTTGATTACAAGTTTATATCCACCAAAATCAGAAGAATTAATATACAGAAATTTATAAGTTGGATATGTAACTACAGTTTGATGAAAAATATCATTTTCTTTAAACTTAAAATACATTATTTATCTCTCGTTACTCTATTCTCTATTTTATCTATCTGATTCTGTAAATTTTTCCAATCTTTTTCCCAAAATCTGTTAACTGTTATCTGTTGTAATTCAAGTGTTGTATTTATTTTAATTAAATTTAAATCTATATTTTTAATTAAAGCTTCAACATTTTCAATTTTTATTTGATGTTTTTTGGTTAAATCATCTAAATAATTTATTTTTTGATCATGAATTATTACAGAACTGCTAATTTTATCAACAAGAGATGACAATTTAGATATGTTATCAGTATTTTCTTTTACAAGATGAACCTGCTCTCTTACATCTCCACCAAATGTAAAGATAGCAATAACAACTGCAAAAATAGCAGGGACAACGGTCAATAGTATATAAGATCCAATCTTAATAAACTTTTCCCTTGGAGTTTCTTTTTTCATATAAATTTCCTCATGAAAAATAAATTAAAAATCTAATCTTGCTCTAACTGTAAGCGCATTTCCGGCAGTTTTCTTTAATGGTTCAGAGAATTTTCCGTTTGCCAATAATTCATTATCTGCTGAATATAATCCGACTTCATTGAAGTAACACACAGGAGTGTCTGTTGCGTCATCTTTTGTTCTTATCTTTGACTGAGATAAGTAAGTTGGATTTGAGCTATAATTGAATTCATTAGGTCCAACATCTAAAAATATTATCTGTGAATTAATTTCAGTTGTATTTACAAACTGTACATTAACCCATCTTCTTCTTAATCCATTTGCAGATTCTGAGAGATAAGATGATGTCATTGCTTGAACAAATGTCTTTGCTTGACTTGCAGAACTGCTAAAGAATACAGGTGTTTGTCCACCTGATGAAGCAGTAAATAAGCTTCCAGTTAATACAATGAGACCTGCACCATAGAATATCAGACCTACTTTTCCTTTTGTTGTTCCACTAAGATATGACCATTCGCCAACTGGAGAGTTTATGAAATAAGATGATGTCGCATGTAGATCATTTATTTCTTCTCTTCCTAATGGATTTGCCCAGCTATTGCCGGTGAGGAATGTAGCACTGAATGAACCTTTCTTTATGCCATCCTTTACGAATGTTCTGTTAAAGAAAATGAATATACATTCATCCAATTTAGTACCACCATCAGTAATATTTCCATCTTCATCAAATCTCTGAATTGTACCTGTTACATCGAATCCCTGAAATATCTGGGCGAATTGTGTATAGTTTAAGATTTTTTCATTGTTCTGAGTATTTGAAGATGCCGACAATGTTGAGACATTTGAATACCCGAAGGTAATATCACATAAATGGTTTGCAGATGAACTTAGGTAAGGATAATCAAAAACTGATTGAAATCTACCATGTGAATAATTTAGTATATTGTTTTCAGAATATGTTCCAGATACATATGTGCCTGTTATTGGTACACTTTCATATAGTCTTTCAGTAACGAATTGTTGTTTATCGTCAGTAATGTATTTGTATGATGATGGCATTTATCTAACTCCTATTATACCTTTCTTAAGAATCTTATTGGTAATTCAATTGAAAATCCAGTAGTGCCGCCTTCAATCATAACATATGTATCAATATACTTATAATTTACTGCACTAATTGTAATCGACGAACCTATCTTGTTAAAAAGATAATCAGATGTTCCAAGGCTTATATTTGCTCTAATTGAGAACTGGAACATAGTTCCTCTTGGTCCTGCAATTGCAGAATTACCATCGACATTGGTAATGTCTCGAATGAAATCTCCAGGTGTACCAACTGAAAAAATATACATAGCATATTTATCGTCATCAATAAATGATACCTCTGCTTGTTTAGCCGTTCCTCTTGGAGTAATAATCTCTCCAAGTCTTGAATCTATCTTCACAAAGTATTGAGTCTCTTTCAGATCGTTTGGTATTTGAACTCTTGCAGATAATTCAGTTGTATCTAATCCTTGTTCAAATGTGATTGGAGATCTTTGTGCTGTCTCTGCGGTTTGACCATCTACAATACCTGTTCCTATTCCAAGTGATTTGATGGTTTCATCATTGGCTGTAACGATATAGTATCCTGCTGAATTATATGTTCCGCCGCCGGGACCAAGTGTTGTACTGAGTTTTATTACAGGTAGATATAGCAAGTCGTTTCGTGCATATGAAACAAGTTTATATTTCATTGCAGCAGTATTATTGGTAAAAGCCTGGAAGCAAGGTGTTGATAGTATATTGATATCAAAATAAGCTGACCCTCGTGGATCGTTTAGATTGTAATTTCTGTAATCAATTTCTGAATCTGATAACGCGAACTTAACTATCCTAAAACTTCCATCACCTTTTGCTAATCTCTGTCTTCCGGCGTCTGTTAGAACCATGTCTAAAATAATATCGCCATCATTTCTAAGTATTCCCATTTTTCGGTCTCCAACCTAATATCATAAATAATTAGGTTTGTTCTAAAAGAACATCTTCTTTTTCAAATTTTATAACTAAATCTATTATTTTTCCGGTATGCTTGCTCTTTATTCTAACTATAAATTCTTGATCATAAGCACTTTCTTCTAAAAAGTTTTCTTCTTTGTTTTCTGATATATAAAAATTCTGTTGCTCTAGTGTTGTATCTATTTTTAAAAACTTCTTAAAACTCTTCCAACTTATTAGTTTTGGTTTAGGAAAATTATATACATTAACATCTAAATATTCAACATTATCATTTTCAAAAATTCTCACTTTATATACTGGAGATGGGTTTGAAAACTTTCCATGAAAATCATATGCCCTGAAGGTATAATAATAATCTTTATTTGATTCAATTTTTTCCTGAAACAGAACATTTTCAATGTTTGTAAATTCTTTTTTCACCAAAGTCGGATCGACGCCAAAAGACAAATAACTCAAAGGAGCGTTTTCTGTTCTAAACACTTCATATTTAGATATTTCTCCTTCGTATCTAAATGTTATCTTCTCTGGATCTGATGTTTGAAGTGCATTTCTATATGAATTATATACCGCTGCATCTGTTGAATAAATTGGTTTAGGAACTTCTGATATATCTCCTGATGATGGTGCTAAAGCAATATTAAATCTTGTAGCACAATCTTTTATAGGATAAAAATGAACAACTGGAGGAGTTGGAGGATAATCAAGAACTATTGTTCTAATTCTATCTGTATATTCTAGTTCTACTAGTCTTATTACAGGTCTATAATAAACCGTAAATTTATATCCCTCTAAAAATATAACATCAAAATTATCTTCATATACAGGAGTATATGCAACATCAATTTCTGCATCTTGTATTATTTGAGTTAATTGATTTGCAGATTCTATATTATTTGTTAAATTAGCTATTGAATTTGGAATAATAGAATTTGCTATGTTACCGCCAGTTGGCAATGCTCCAGTTGAAGCTGGTGTCGAATTCTCAGGTAATTCAAATCCAGGGCTAATCTGTGGTATAGCCGTATCATTTCTTGGAACTTCTTGTATTCCCTCTAAAAATTGATTATTTGAAAGATCAATTTCTGATATTTTATCATAATAATATTCTGTTCCATAAATTACTGTATATGCAAAAATCTTATAATTATATTCTTTTTTATATTTAACCTGTGTATCAACATATGTTTGAATGTCAAGACCTATAACATTTGGAACATAAAAAGATTGAAGAAGTTCGTCATATTCATTTCTTTTTTCAATTTTATAATATAATATTTCAGATTCAGCTAATTCACCTTTTGAAATAATATCTTCATAACTTCTTGCAGAATTTGCAAGCATTTCATTTAGTTTTGGTTTTGCAACTATTGCATTTAACAAATCTTCAACATTATTGAATATAGGAGGAAGATTATCGTTTATAAAACTTTGAACAGGAGGGGCTGGCTCAAATGATGTAACAGGCTCTTGCTGTGCATCTAGCAAATCAGTTCCGTTTAACAAAATATCTAAGAAATTAGATATCCATCTTCCTATATCATAAGTTGGAACGCTTACTGTTCTTTCTTGTAACAATAAATTATCTTGTGTCTCTAGAAACTGAAATGATTCTGTATCCGCTACACTGTCCTGAATGTCTATAGATACTTTGCTGTTAACAAAATCTTGAAATGATTGTAAAGATATCCCTGCGTTTTCTAGGAATTGAGTTAAAGGTCCAATGCTATCTGTGCTCCAAATAATTTCACTATACATTGGATATGCACTTTTAAACTCATTTAATTTTGTTAATAATTCTTTATTTGTTATGTTTGCGAATAATCTGCCAAATCTTTTCTTTGCTGTCTCAATGTAATTTACAGAAACATTATCATATACTTGAGCATATTGCTCGCAATATCCTATTAATACTATGCCAAATAATAATGTATTCTGAACCTGTGGGTTCAAGAACATATTATTTTCTAGACTAATAAAATTATCAAATTTAGAATAGAAGTTTTCATATGGAGATGTAGCTCCTACAGCTAAATCAGAATTATAATCTTTTTCAGAAATTGAATCCAATACTGAACGGTTTAGACATAGACTTACTACATAAAAATTGGGCAAAACCTCTTCTGGTACTATTTGTTGTTGAATTAAATTTTCATAATTTTGAATGTAAAAATTATATTTAGATTGAACATTTGCATACCAATTATCAACATTAGATTGTTCGGTATTTGTTCTTATTGTCAGACAATTAAAATCTTCATATTTTACATTATTATCTGCTGTTACCTGTTTCAATATTTGATCTACAGTTTTATCAGATATCTCTGGAGGTAATAATGGATTATCGCTTTGTTCAAATTGATAAAAAGATTGTAATGTTCTTCTATTATTCTCTGTATCTTTTGGTTTAAATTCTATATATTGTCTATAAAGCCCAATCTCTTCGTTGACTAATTCTGGATCTGAAGCTTTAAAATCAGATTGAGCCCACAAATCTTTTAATGGATAAGATTTGTTATGAAGTATATCATCTTTATAATCAAAATATAAACCTAAAATATTTCTGAAAGAATCAGATGATTTTTTATAGTGATCATTAAATACATATCTTTTTATTTTCATTTGTTCAATTTACCTGTTTTTAAAGCTTTTGATAATTCATCAGGAGATAAATTTTTTGCCTGTTTAGCAACATCTTTAGGATAATTAGGTTTATCATTAATTCCTTGTGGTTTAGAATTTTGTTTTATTATTTCTTGATTTTTTTGTTCTATTTGCTGCCTTGCAACTGTCTGTGCAGATGCAGTAATAGATTCAGAAACTGATTGCTTTGAAATAACAGGCTCAGGAACTGATTGAGAATTTGAAATTACAGATTGAACTACTGATTTTATTTGTTCTACAATTTCTTGTTTTTGCGCTTTTGCCACCACTGGTTCAACAATAGATTCAATTTTTGAAACAACTTCGTCTTTCTTTATAACTTCATTTTGAACAGATTTCTTAATATTTTCTCTTTCTGTTGAAATATTATTTATCTTGTCTTGCTGTTTTTGATTTTTTTGTATTTCTACAATTGCATCAATTTTTGATATAACTTTTTCTTCATTTTTGATTACTTCATTTTTTACAATCACTTTTTCTTCCATAACAGGTACTTGATTTACTACTCTGATGGATTTTTCTTTTGTTATATCTTGTGGCTTGATTATGTTAACTTCTTCTTTTTTATTGTTTATAATATTTTGTTTTTCTGTTACTGATAGCTTAGAAATATTTTGAGAATTTGTGCCTCTAACCGCCGATACTGCTCTAGATGGTATTACTGCTCTATTTGATTGCTGAATGCTTACAGAAGGCGTTCTAGAGTTGTTTTGTTGCATATCTGTATCCTGTTGCACAACCTGTGCAACACGAGTTGATTGGACAACATCACCTGCTGGCTGTCTAGATTGTATTTGAGATTGCCATTCTAAAACAAAGATATCATCAATTTCTGTTAAATCAAATAAATTATTCTTATTGATTTGTAAATCATAATTTAAATAAGGTATAAATCTACATAATATTTTGTCAAATCTACCAAGAACAATATTTTCTTCCATGTTTTTCCATTGAAAATCTGTAATATCTAGATATTGCAAAATGTATATATTTTTATAATTCATATATACTGCAAAAAAATTACTTTTAGATGATATGATTTGATCAAATGACTGTGCAGAATTAATAGAAACTTTATCATTTCTATATGATTTTATTACCGAATCTGTCTGGATAGGCAGAGAAGAAGGATCAATTTTTGCTACTTTAGACTTTTCACTGTTTGGATTTAAAAATTCAAAGTTAAATAAAGTTCCATCTTTTAATACTAAACAATTGATAAATAAATCAAACAATATTTTTTGATCTATTTGAACATTATTTTTTGTTAAATTTAAAGAATTTGTTTTTTTGTTTGTATTTTCTACATATACAGCTTCTTTTGTAAATAAAGATACATTTATTCCATAATGATTTAATACATTTTGCAACTTCTCTGTTCTAGACATGGAAGAAAAATTTTCTTTTGTAATTTTAGACATAAAATAATCTATAAAAAGCTCATTATATAAATCAAAATCTAGTTCATTAAAGTTTGAATTCTGAATGATTGAGTTGTATTTTCCATCTATTTTATATGGAGATAAAAATCTATATTTATTTGAATTGTTTAATTCAGATACACTGTAGAACTTAGAAGTTTCATTCAATACTCTGTCATAAAATTGAGTGTTTGAAGTAAATGAATACCCACGAGATGTATCAGAAGGAAATAATGAAATTAGAAAATCTTTTTCTTTTTGAAAATCTACATCTTTATTGTTAAAGTTTGTTTCAACTTTTATATCAGAAAACAATTTATTTCTAGAAAAGTTCTCTAATCTTGATATTTCAGACTTTAAAAATCCTACTATATCCATAAATGAATCTAGTGTATCAAAGTTGTGAAACTTACTATATGCTAATGTTTTAATACTTGTAATAGTATTATTATCAAGAAATTTGAATTCTGTAAGAATATTTGCTATTTCAATTATTGTATTCTCTAATGACAATTTATTTGCCAATAAAGTTTTAAAGAATTGAGGATTAAAAGAATTTAAAGCAAGAAGATAATAATTTCCAGTTTTTGCTATATTATATATTGTTTGTATATTTTTATCTAAAACTAAAACACGCTCTTTTAGATTAGAAAAATATTTTAATGTATTATCCGAAAAGAATAGTTCAATTTTATATTTATATTTTTTATTTAATGTATTAGATTCAAGATCACAGAATGAAATAAACATCTTGTCATTCTCAAATGATAATTTGTTTATTTTAATTAAATTATTTGAAATAAAATCATCAAATATGCCTTCGTATAAAGTTTCTTCTAGTACATTGTTATATCTTTTTATTTTTATACAGAATGGATAATAATTTTGCTTATTTGAATAAAAATTTTGCAAAAATTTATTATTTTCAAAAAAGACAGGCAGGGAGCTTTTTTCTTTTAATATCTTCTGAATATCTGCATAAAAATATCCAGTTAGATTTTTTTCTTTATTCCAACTGTAATATAATTCTGAAAAGTAATTGCTTTCTGTTCTATTCAGTGATTTAACAGAGCTATTGCTTAATGGATTTATTATTGCAGTTGAATTAAAATTAAATTTCTGTTTATCTTTAAATACGGTAATATCATTTAATTTTGAATTAATATATTTGCCGTCTTCAATAAACACTTCGTTTAAAAATGTGCCTACTATATTTTTTAATTTATCCAATCCTATATTAAATTTCTTTGATATTTCTTCATTTGAAAGAAGTATGCTTATAAATACAGAAAAATGTTTTACATCTAATGTCTCAATTGTTATATTTTCAGAAAATCCTGTAGATAATACCTCAGACAATGTTGAGCTTTTTTTTGCAAAATTTAATTTAGAAGGTTGTATCTTGCTAAACTTTTGTATATAATCTTTTCCTTCTACATATTTTTCTGAATTTATTTTGCTGTATATCTTTGCATTATCTTGTAATAATTCTAATTGAAGATCTTTGTTGAAACAAAATAACATGCCCAAGTCAAGCATTGATAATATGTTTTGCTCAAATATCCATGGATTTTTCTTTTGTTCTATAGGAACATTTATTTCAAAATTTATATTGTAATAAGAAGAAGAATTTTTTATTAAAAAAATATTTGATATATTAGGAACTAATCCTAGAGAATCTAAAACTTTTGGCTGCAATACTTGATTCATTAGCAATCCCTCGAATCTGGATCATTTTCAGGTCTTAAATAGATATTTGCTTGATTATGATTGTTTAAATCTACTACATTTTCTAATCCAGAATAAAAATCAAGCTTAACATCTGTAAACATATTTTCATCATTATTGATTTGCAAGAAGTATTCAACTGATGTTGTATCAGGTTTTTCTGATATTATTGCCAATGGATTTTCAATTGTTTCAGATTGTGTTAATTCTGAAAAATATAATTGAACCTCTGGATACACAAGCTGACCATTTACCATTCTTGGTTTTTTTCTTTTTAAGATTGAAAATTCAAAATTCTCTCTTTCAAACAATCCATTTATTTCATTTAATTCAAGTAATAAATATTCACTTTCACCTTCAAACACTTTCTTTTCATTGTTATACTTGCATTTCATATTTATATGTACAGTAGGAACTTTCTCGTTTAAAAATGTAGATGTCATATATTTTGTGCTACCAGATATATGACCGTTGTATAATTTCAACTCAAAAGCTGGATATAATTGATTTCCAACCTGAGAGTTTCCCAATACTGAAGGTTTATAGAATTTATCTTTAAATATGTTTTTATCTGTATCTAAAGTTGGATATGTAAATACTCTTGGCCTGTCTTTTGTATCTAAATCTTGTACTGTTTGATTTTGACTTCCTGATATACCGAAAAATCTTGTATCATAAGTTACATCTGCATCTCCAAAGGCATAATAAGTTGGTTCAAATGTACCTTCGCGAAGTCTTTTTCTTCCAAGAGGAGTTAATTGAAAATCAATTACATCCTGTTTTTTATCAAACAAAGTTGTCATTTTTATTCCTCAGTAATTGCTTCAATTTGTGCAAGCTCTATCAAACTACATTCATCATAAGGCCAATTATATCCATATGTTCCATGTGGGTTTGTAACAGATCTTAATTTACATTTAAATATCATAAAATAAACTTCTTTATTTTTTAATAATTCTATTGCCTTTTGATCTGCTACTTCATATTTTTCAGATTTGTGTTTATGATTTAATCCATTTTGAGGCAACAAATTTTGCCATATATAAGACAAATCTCTTTTTGACCAAATATCTGTTACTTCTTTGCAAAACATGATAACTGGATCAATACCGTCTAAAAGATAATCAAGTTTTGGAGGTAATATATATTTTTTTAAATATTTTTGATTTTCTTGATATAAATCAAATGTCTGATCTATCTTTATAAATGAATTATTATTTTTATTTACAGGAACAATACATATTAATTCAGATATTTCTTTTTGTTCATTTAATTCTCCAATTCTCTTTGTCTCTTTTTTAAATCCCACCATATCAGCAAGAGATGCTGACTTAATTTGTATAGATTGGTCAGTAGATTGATAATCTAAATCTGAAATTTTTACAAAAAGACCTTGTTCTGAATTGGGGATTTCACAGAAATCATGCCATAAACCTCCAACATAATATCCGTCAACATTTTTTCTGGACACTAAAGAAGGTGCCATAGTAGGAGGACTATAAGATATACCATGAGCAGTTTTAAATGATAAAAATGATTCTGTCATGATTAAATATGGAAATTCCCATTTTGATTTTATTTTCCACTTAGATATTCCATCTTCATTTAATTCTTTTTCTAATATATTAAATGATTCAGTGATTTTATGATATTCATTGATATCAAACCCAAAGGGCTCATAAGAAGACGTATGAGATGCAGGTGTTGTTATCACTAAATTTGCAAATATTTCATCTATGGTATATTTTCTAGTAGATGAAGGCGTAAAAGATACTCTAGTCATAGCAGCTTTTATTGGATTTATAGCAGATGAGCTTCCGTACAAATATGTCCACAAAGGAACATTTTTTGTGTTACCAAAACTTAATTTATCTGTATAATTTATGCCACCTATTATTAAATTATTAATATAGTCCAGCCTTCCTTGTTCAACAAAAATATCTAAAACATATTCTTTTCCATTTTGAAATACAGGAAACTCATCTTCATTTTTACTTGTAAAATATTCTAAAGAATTATTTTTGCAAAATGTATATTTTATTTCACTTAAAAAGTTATTTATACAATTTTTATAAAAATTAGAATTAAAACTTTCTGTTATTAAAAATTCATTTATAGATTTATTTTTTAGATACGATTGTACGTCAAATATTGACTCAAAACTTGCAGTATTTAATTCACCTGGTGTCGCTGAGTATGCAAATGGCATAGGAGCACCTGCTTTTATGGAATTATACAAAATACCTGGAGCAAAAAAAGGATGACACATCCAATTTACACCATTTAATTGACCATTTTCTTTAAAATTAAAAGAACTAATTTTAGAAAGAGAAGATGATAATATGGATGCACAATTCATCGACTGAAAAACTGGATAAAAATTTTGATAAGGTCTAAGTTTTAAAACAGAGTTAATGCTAAAAGAAAGTTTGTCTTTTATCGTGATATTATCAGAATTAAAATTTATATTTGAACCTGTATTATAAAAATTAAAAGAATTATTTTTTGATATCTCTGATATTTTTTCAAAATTATCATTTGTAATTTGTTGAGATAAATTATATTCAGATAGTGTTGAATAATTTTTATATAATTTTATTATGTCTTCTTCAAATTTTTTATTGTTATCATCAAACGGTTTTGAGTTTGCTCTAATAAAAGCTGTCCATGGTAATTCTGAATTATATGTTTGAAAAGAATTTAAAGAATATGCGACACAAGGATATTCAGGCGATGATACTTGGTTAATTCCACCTGCATAAATATAATTATAAAATAACAATAATTCTCCCAGAACTCTGTTAGAAGCACTGGAGTAAGCATTTCCAAGTGGAGGAGGAGGTTCATAATAATTATATCTATAAGAATCTAGCGGCCAAATTGAGCCAGATATTTTGCCATCTTCTGGCGAACCATCACTTTGAAAAAGAGATGGTATAGTATATCCTTTATAATTTGGATCTGTTACGCCTCTAACATTATCATAATGAAGTGAAGCTGTATATCCATCTGCTGATACAGAAAAATATTCATCTCTCCATGGACGATATACGAAGTTCTCTCTAGATCTTGTTCTGTTTAATCCAGATATTTTTGCTTGAGGAAATATCTGTTTCTTGTATTTTTTGATTGATTTATCTGAATCACTAAAATAATCCAATACATCTTCTTGTTGATCTTGATTTATATTGTTTTTATTATTCAACTCATCATTATAAAATTTAGAATTATACAATGTATTATCAATTATATATTGATCATTGTAATTTATTTGAGTATAAGTTGGACAGAAATCAACAACAGGCTCTTTGAATATGATTTTACCTTCTGACGATGTATCAAGACTTCCTGAAGATATGAGCAATAATGGATCAAGTCTTGTGCCACGACCTTCTTGCGTAGTCTCTGTACTATTTTTTATAAAATAAGAATTTTGTCTTAACTTTCTGATTTTCCAGTTTTGCGATGCTCTAACTTGAGTCCAAGATGAATTGCCATATATTAACTTGTAATCAGAACCAAATGACTGAGATAAATCTGTGCCGTCAAATGATAGCGTGATATAAAACTCTGAGCCTGTTTGAATATTATTTACAACATAATGATTCCTTCTTTCAGCATCATTATTATATAATTTATATGCCCATGAAATCTGATCTTTATGATATGGAAGTTGATGACTAACATAGCCATTATCAGATTTTGAATATATTACATCACTTGAATTTACAAGATATCTATGATTCCTATTTGTTTTATGTGTTGTATATGTTGATGTATAATTTAAATCAGTATGCTGCTGTAAATCTATACTCTGTGTATATCTTGCTTCATAGTTTCTAAAATTTATACTATTATTTGATGAATATTCTCCAGATTCTAAGTCAGTGTTTTTAACAGAATCTGTTCTTTTGCCACCAGGAGCACTAAATTTAACTGCAAATATGTTTTTGTTTTTAATTCTAGCATAAGCAGTTACATCTTTGTTTTCACCACTTATGACAACTTCATTGTACGAAGAAGACAGCGATATATCTCTAACAGATAAATTGTTATCTCTTCTTCCAGTTGAATTAAATACCTCATAACTGTTTAAATAATTTGTTCTTTTTTTGTTATTTAAATTTGTCTGAGGAACTAGAAATACAGTTCCTGTATGTGTATAATTTTCTATTGTTAATATATTTTTGATAGTAGAAGTAGGTTCTGTAACCACCTCTCCTGTCAATAGATATAAAGTTTGTGTTAATTCTGGATATGGCATAGCTATCTTAATTAGATTTATTATACAATTTTGTTTAATTTTGAACTATTAAGGAAGGATTTTACTGAAAATTCTAATGGCTTTTTCTTTGGAGATGTTTTTATTATCTCTGGACTCCATAAATGCTTAGATCTTTCAAGAACATGTGATTCTATAACATTTCTTACATTTGCATCAGAGTTTGAAGAAAATGGAAACAACTTAGATATTATTTGCTCAATAGCTCCGTCTAACCATTTATAATAAGAAAAATATTTTTCAACATCAATTTTAGAATTTTTAACTTTAGAATAAAATAAGTTTCTTAATATTCTTAAGTTTTTGTAATCAGTTCTAAATTTTTCATGAGGCATACCTATTAAATTATTAAACTCATCTATTGTTGCAAACATATTGAGCATATCTTCAGATATTACTGAATATATACTGTTTTCAACTGTATAGAAGAATTGCATTGGTTTAACTTTTCTTCCAAAATGAAATTGTTCATCATCTTCTAATGATATTGTATCACTTGAATGATAATCAGTTGGCATCTTATTCTTCTGCTCAATTGCATGTGCTTTTTCGATTACAGTAGCACTATAATTAAAATTAGAACCTATGCCTGCATAGTTATATCTATTACTTGCATAAAATATATTTGATGGTTGATAAACGGAACCACTTCTAAAAGATGAAACAGTGAAATATCCGCTTTGATTTGGAACATATTCTTTTTCAAAGTCCCAATTTATAACTAATGTTTCTGCTTTTGGAAAATATTCTTTTGGAAGATTGTTTGAGTCTCGAAGCACATCTTCAATGTTATATGCGTTCCATGAAGAACTAAATGTTCCAAAATTATGCATATCATAAGAATGTCTTTTTATATTTTCATCAGATAGTTTTGTATTCCAAACTTTAAGATTATAAAACTTTGCTTGTGTTGGATATAGCAAAGTTCCTGTAAAATTAGTTCTTAATGCTCCTATATATGGTTTTGTTTTGCCTTTAAGAAATGTATTGTATTCATAAGATGATCCAGTGTAATACAAATCAAAAGAAGAAGAAAATGAATTAAGTATAATACCTGATTCTTCTTGAAAAGCCAATATGTCAAAAGAAGTGGTATGAGCAAATAAACCTGAATGTGCATATTGATTTGAATCATAAAATTTTAATCCAAATGTCCACTTGGTATTATCATATACATTTTCATACCATTGAGTTTCAGTATATATTCTATTATAATTTGAACCAGTTAATATAAATACAAATTTTGCATCCTTTGAGTATCTATCTCTTTGAACAGCAAATACGTTTAGTCTATAAGGGTCTGCGTGCCATGTAGAATCTTCAGATGTTAAAGATATAGAATCATTAACCTGTACAAAGCCAAACAGTGATGCTGACAAATCATTTTGATTCAAAAAGACATGGTTTTGATCCGAAAATGGATATTTGTATGGAAATAATATATTTGCTTCAAATGTTTTATCTTTAATATATTTTTTGTTAGTTTCTGAATCTATAGAATTTGTTAAATAATTTGCAGAACCAGATATATCTGGACAATATTTTAAAAATACTGTGCCATTCATGTTCTGTTCATCTGTTTTGCCAAATAAATCTAAAACATTTTTTCTTCTTACTGTGTCAATAGTTTTTGAACCATCGATTTCTAACTTACCTTCTTTTACATATGATTTTATTTTAATAACATCATCATCTACACCAAAAGATCTGAAAACTGATTTTATTGATTTTTCAGTGCCTTTTGACTTGAATATGTAAGAAAGATTATTGTATATATTTTTATATACAACTTGTTTTATTTTTTCTATCTCTGTTTCAAAACTAAATAAATCATTTTTTCCTTCTATTAACTCTTTCAAAGAATATCCATCAAATATACTATTAAGCTCTATTCCGCTTGAATTAATAAGTTTTAATAGTATATCAGAATGCAAAGAACCTGAAGAAAAATAAGATGAATCTTTCAAACTTGTTAAAGATTTAATTTCAAGCCAAAATGAATCAAACATTGATGCAATTATCTGTGTAAAATTTGCATAATGATTATCAGAGTCTTCATCTTTCAAGAAAGAAGGCAGGTTATTTATTATAGCTCCATTATTTTGTATATCATAATCTTTTCCTGATAACATCTTTTCAGAAAGAAATGAATATACCCTTGAAGATGACAAATGTAATATTGGATCTCTAAACTCATTTATCATTGGAGAATAATCAAGTCTTGAACCAGATTGATATCCAATCCATGTTGCATGATTTCTTCTGCCTGAATAATCTAAAATGTTAGCATCAATAGATGCAGTTCCGACTGTGCTTTCGTTGAACTTATAATACCATCCCATTTTGGGAGTTAACTGTTCATCAGAATCATATCCACCGTCAACACTGCAAAACCAATTAGATGCTATCTCTTTATCAGTTCTTGCTTCTCTCCAAAATCTAAAATCATCCAGTGAACCAGAGAATTTGTTCCATCCAATTCTTGCTCCATTTGAATACCATGTTCCATAAGGAAAGCCGCAAAATGCTCCAATTGTTCCTGATAACTTCATGTGAACAGGAATATACGGCCAATGATTAGAGGCAAATGTATCTGATTTTACCTTTGAACCGTCTTTCCATATATCTACAGTGCCGCCAGAATGGAAATTTACACTGTATCTATTCCATTTATTATAACTAAATGCATTAGGATATGTTATATATGATACAGTATTGCCATCTTCCATTCCTACTAATAAATCTGTGGTATTTACAGCGATTAAAAATTGAAATCCACCATCAGGAAATGCAACACTAGATGTTGTTTCAGAAGATAATGCACCAGCATTTAATACAACCTGGAATGTTGCAGTAGCTAAATCTGCACTCCATGTATTAGGATTCATATAAAATTCAACACAAAATCCTTTTTCGCTATTAAATGAAAATGAAGTTCTTCTATCTTTATCTTCATCGTATATAGAGCCAGTTGAAAGTCCTGGATTAACTTTTATATACTCTGTTCTTGTAGGAGTTTCGTAATAACCATTATTTTTTACAGATGATGTTCCAAAGTTTTTGCCAATTGTTATTGAACCTGTATGTCTTGGATATTCATTTTCAAATAGATATAAATCTAAATATGAGCAGTTATTTCTCCATTCTAATTTTTGCTTTTTTGAGCCGTCATAAGGATATGTTTGAGCAATTTTTTTGATAGAATTTTCATAATATTTTTCTGCTGAACCATATTTAGCAAATTCAGCAGGATCTTGAAAATTTAAATCAGGAAGCAAAAGATTATATCTGGAATAAGAAGAGGATATAACTCCATAACTCTCTAGTCCAAGAGAAGATGTTACATCAGATAAAGACTTATTTGATACTACTGTTCCAGCGTTTGTAAATAAATTTTTTATGCTCATATATTATTTTCCTTATGTTATTTCTTTGTTAATTCTAAATTTAAATTTATCTTTTTGCAAAGTTTTTTTGCCTTCTATATCAAAGATATAACTTATTTCATATTGAAAATCTGGTTCAAATAAATTCATATTTAAATTAAAATAATTACCATCTTTATCATATGACAATCTTGTGTACTCTATTGTGCCTGTTGCAAATGGTATAACAATCTTATCATCAACTGTTCTTTTTATTTGATAATAAGCTTTTTTAATATATTCTTTTTCAGGCTCTGCAACAACTGATGTATATACAGTTGGTTGCCAATTTCTTTTTCTTGTAAACAAATCTAATCTAACTTTATCATTTGTATGATAAAATGGTTTTAAATTAGGCATAGAAAGTATAAATTCTTCATTAGATGTATAATAATCATCTAAAAAGTTTTTCATATAAATTGAATTTGTATAAAAAGGTTGTGTAGGATGCTGTATTGGACTATTGTTGTGCCATCTATCATACAGTGTACCTTCATAATACGCTGAAAATTGTGCTTTATATATACCAGTTGATACCCATGTACCAGTTGCCGAAGTCACAAAGCTTCCTGTGCCAGTAGATGAGGAATAAAATGATACATAAACATTGCCCTGACCTATTGATGGGATGTCAGACAGTTGACCTCTTATTTTATTATAAAAATAAATTGTATTAGTATTATCATCATTTGATGCAAGAATTGAACTAGAATATGAATTATTTCTGTCATCAAAAATAAAATCATTCCATCTTGCTTCTATACAAGGTCTACTGAACCAATATTCAGTACCTCTCATTGAGAACATTTTCTTGTAGAAGTTTTGATCATCTTGTTCTTCTGAGTTTTGAAGCTTAACAATTACTCCATAATTTGGAATACTAGATGACTGCCATAATGCAACTATAGATGTCATGTCTATCTCTAAATCTTCATACCCAAGAGTAAACAATTGAGACACTGATGTATTTGCGTCAAAATCTCCACCCGCTGTGCTCCATGCACTTCCTTCCGATGCAGATATCCAGTTAACAGCGCCTAAATCTAAATAATTGTCAATATCTAATCCATATCCTTCTGTCCATTGAGTAGTTAAAGGATGAACTTTTAATGTAAAATTTCTAGGCAATGATTCATCATGTTTGACGTTAAATAATCTTAAATAATATTTTGTTCTAGATGCAGGAATGTCTGTATCCGCTTGCATGGAGGCAATATCAAACTGAAATAGCAATCTAGATTTATCATTTTTTGAAACATCTTCTTCGAAGCCAGTTACATTATATAAAGAAAATATCTCTCCTGAATCTGAAAGTCCCATGTTGGACAGAGTTCCAGATCTAAGGAAAGATGTATCTCTGGCATTTGTTATTTGAGCATCTTTTGTAGCAAAGTATCTTTTTATCATATTACTGTTCCCACTATATCGTTTTCAATATATTTGATTTCAAATATAGAATCTTTTGGACAATATATATAATCACCATCTGGACTGAAATTCTGATTTACATCAAAATTAGTTGATGCATATCCATATCCATCTCTAATTTTGACTTTAACTTTTTTACAATCAATTACTTCTGGTATTAAATTTAAAGTCTTGTATATTTGGCTCACAGAAAAAGATTGTCCTATATCAAATTTTTCTGCATATAACTCTGATAATTTATTTATACATTTTTGAAAAACAAAGTTTTTGTCCTGAAACGATGTGTCTACTGTAAATTCAATATATAAATTAATAATTTTTGCATTTATAATGTCTATTGTATCATTTATCATCTTTTTAGACATTAACCATGTTTTAAGATTTTGTTTCAAAATGTCTGGACATGCACACAATTTCTCTTCAGAATCTATTCCGCATACATAAAGGTTTAGATTTCTCTTAAATGAATTTGTGTCTTGCTGAATATCTGCTCTCTTTATTACTCCAAACTTTGGGTCCATAGCATAACACATTGTTATATAATCTTCTTTTGTTACCGCTCTATCTTGTGCGCTATGAACGCCATATGCTCTGTTCTTTATTTCTTCGCTTGTCATTGTTTGTTCAATGGAAGCGATTGGATTTTCATTTTCTATTTCTAATGAAGAAATTACTGAATTTCTTTTTGATAAACTTATTCCTTCTTGTGGAAAGATAAAATTAGAATTTAAAACTCTACTTAATCCTCTTGAGGATGCACCTATGTTTTTGACATTGTTCGCTCTATATACTATACTTAATGTTGTATTAACAGGAGATATTCCGAATTTATCACTTTGTATTATGTTTTTAGGATCTATTTTCTTTTCCTGAACATATCTTCTGCTGTCAAAATCTAACACTAAATTTCTTGGATCAGTTACAGAATCTACCGAACCATTTCCAAATACAAGGTAGTAAAATCCATCATTATTTTCTATAACAAATCTTCTTGGAGCATATACTTTAGATAAAACATATGGAACCAAATCAGAATTAGAACCAGTATTTTTTACATATTTATACACAACATTTTGAGTTAAATAATCAACTTGATGATATTCATTACCATTTGAATCTGTTACTGATATTATTTCTGACAATAACTGATTTGATATTCTTACTTTTAAATAATTCTGAAATGTTGTTACAGCTTCTGTTTGAACATATTTTGCGCCAGATATAACTTTTCCTTTTGCTTTTAAAGCAAAGAAAGATGGCATTCCATTTGAATCAACTTTTGCTACAACCTTTTTGACGTCATCTTTAGAAAAATCAACATCTTCTAATAACAAAAATGATGCATTTGTATCTCTAACAGAGAATGAGCTATCTTTTTGCAGTATTGGCATATAAGATGTATCAGGTTCGCCAACAGGATCTGCTGGAACTAAAATATACAAATCAATCTCGCCATAAGCAGATTGTTTGCCGGTATCTTTCCATCCTTTTTCTTTTGCAAGTTTAATTATATTATTTAAATCTCTAGCTGTATCAAGTATTGATTCATTTGCTTGATAGTCTATATAAAAAGAAAGAGTATCGCCAATTAAAGACATTAAATCAACAGTCATTGCTCCAAAACTTGAATCTGTAAAGTCTTTATAAGTTGTTGGATAAAACTGTCTAATGTGTTCAATTAGAAAATTTCTTATAGAATTATAATCTTTATTTGTATAATTTATTAATTTACTTGACATGTTTTTTTTCCTATTAGCTTGCTACAATTGTAAACAAACTATCTATATTTAAAGAAGGAATTGAATAAAATAAAGCAATTCTGATTACATTATTTTCATTTGGTAATTGAACTACTTCTAGCTCTTGAACCTGTAATCCTTTTATATATTTTTTAATTTGAGAACGTATATCTTGTTTCATCCTGTCTGCTAAAGATGGAGTAAAATTTTCAAATAAATACTTGTTTATACCTATACCATAATCTGTATTCATTATTCTTTCGCCAGGAGCAGTTTTAAACAAAACATATAAATTTTGATTTATTGCGTCTACTACACTCTTATTTGTTTTATATGGACCATCTGAGCTGTCATATGTTAGAGGAAGTTTTATGTTTATACCTGGATTCATAGTCTAGTAGGGTCCTCAAGGTTTTGTATCTTATCTATCAAATTAATTATTATTGTATTTAAATTACTATATTGTAAATTTTTATCATATACACTCTTTAATAATTTATATTTATCTTTCATGTTCTCTAACAATACAGGCTGCAAAATTTGTATTGGAATATGATATTCAAATAATTTTTTAAAATTATTGTTGGACCACAAAGTCTTGGTTATTAAAGAAATAATTGCGTCAAAACTTTCGGAATCTATAAAATCAATAATTGATTGCATTGTTTTGTCGCAAAAATTAAATAAATTATATTCAACATCTGCAAGTTTTATTGGAAAATAAAAAAATTGTTCATTTTCTGAATGTAGTCTTATGGCATTTAATTTTTCTTTTTTAGAAATATCCTGTGACGCAATAGCATTGTACAAAAGTTGTTTGTCTATTGAATTTATCACAGGGTTTGACACTAATCTTACACCTATATTTATTTCAGGAACTAAACTAAAAAACTCTTGATCTGTATAGCCTAACGATAAATTTCCTAATAAATGTGATTTAAATAAATTAATATTAACAGCTCCTTGAAAAGCCTCGCGATTAAAATAAATACTTTGCTGATCTACATTTTTTAATCTGAAGTATCTTTCGACATACATTTTGTTTTCTAAAAATCTAGAAGATAATCCGCTAGATATAAATTCATCTGTTGTTGTTGTATTATTAGATTCTACAGAATTATACTTTTCAAAAGTATTAGGGAAATCATCAACAATATTTACATAATCTAATCCATCAAATTCAATTAAAGCATTTATCTGAGAAATGGATTGAACACATAAATCTGTAAATTGTTGTTTATCTATGTATTCAGATACTGCATCATAATATTTACTTGTTAATATATCTGATAAATTTGATGGAAATTTTATTCTTGAAATAATTGGAAATAAGTGTATATATTCAGTTAATATGCAACTTTTTGTGTATAATATTATTAACTGCTTTGTTGTTTCGTTTTTGTAATTTAAGTATAAATTAGACATTTAATTTATCCTTCAGTTCTTGTTTATCATTTTCAATTGATAAATAATCCGTATTTATATATTTTTTCTTATTTAATTCAGAATTTATATTATCTATATAATATTCTTGAAAATAAAATAATTTATCTAAATCTTGTTGTATATATTTAGATACATTTAGATATGAATTTACAAACATTGACTCAGTATCAACAGAAATATATTGATACAATAATGGATTATTTTGTGACTGAATAATATCGGATACATCATTTCTTTCATTATTTTCAATATATATATTTTCTATATTATATTTTAAATCTATTGAATTTGATGGTTGAACGGAATCAATTAATTTATATTTTGTACATGTAAATTTTGATTCATTATTTAATATAAAATTAATCACAGAATTGCTGCTATATTGAACTGAATAGTTGTCAATTTTTTGAATTGGTAGATTATATCTTTGATAAAAATTAGGATTAAACAAAATAGCCAATGCATCACCCGGCAAAGACATTGGCTTAGTTTCGTACTCAAATTTTTCTTTTATCTCATCAGGCAGCGAGATGTTTGTAATATAATAATATGCTAAACATGCATCTCCTGTTACAGAAAGAATTGTACTCAAAGGAACAATTGAAGTCTTATTTGTATTTAATGAATTAAATAATAAATCTATAGCGTTATTAACTACTGTCTTTGTTATATCAGAATTTCCTACATCAACTGCTTCTTTTAGTAAAGAAGCATTTGTAAGCAATTCTGCTACAATTTGTAATTTATTTTTAGTTTCTTCTGCTTTTTGATCTAAAATCTGTTGAGCTTCTTCTTCTGTATATCCTCTACGCATTAGTCTTAATTTTGCTATATTTTCTAAAGAAATTAAGCCACAAGGATTTACAGGATTAGGTTGTGAAGGATCATTCGCTGCGATAGGTACTGCTTCAAATAAATCAGGAATATTATCAACGATAACCTGAGTTAATTCAGGTTCAGGATCTTTTTCTAAAATAGTTTTAATAATATTTTTAATTAAATCTATAGCACTAGAAGATTTAATACCTTTATATAAACAATCTAATTCTTCAGGTAAAAATTTCTTTTCTATATCTTTATATATTTCTTCTACTTTTGATACTTCAACATCTAAGCCTTCATCAGCAATTAATTTGCCAAGCTTTAATGTAGGTTCAATTCCTGTTTTATAAAGTATTCCTACAAATATATTTTTATAAGGATTGTCTTCAGACTTTGGATCACAAGGCACAACACATTTGTTAATTTTATCACAATCGACAAAGTTTAGTAAATCATTAAATATATTTTTTATCAGTTTTAATATTAATGTCTCTAATGTATTTTCTACAGTTTTTCTGAATTGTTTAAAAAAATCAAGAGCAATTTCTTCAATTACTAATCCTAAATCTATATCTAAAGCTTTTGTGACAGAGCCATCATATTTTGTTAAATTTTCATTAAATACACATGAAAAATAACTTAATGCCTGATTTCCATAAGCAAGAAAACTTCCGAAATCCTCTTTAGAAGAGGCTTGTTGAAGTCTTAAAATAAAAAATGTTAACAAAACTTCTAAATCTAGACCAGAAACTGCGTCCAGTAGTTCTTGTAAATTTTGAGCTTCATTTACTTTAGAATTAAAACATGCATTTGTGTCGCCAATTTCTTCATCAACCTTTTTAAAAGCATCATCTATTTTTAATTTTTTTTCAGCTTTTGTTGCTAATTTATTAGCTATCTTTTTTGAAAATGGATTTGTCATTTTTTAGTCCAGTTTGTGATATATACTATTAATATATTTTTCAGACAATTTTGTTAAATAATTATATTTTGTTAAAACTAAATTAGTCTGAATTAATTGAGTAGATATACAATGTGCAGATATTTCTGTTGATGTTGCTGATAGAGCAGGTATTAATTCTACAGATGGAGCAGTTGGTCCACCAGTAGGAGATGAAACGTGTGTATGCGAAGATAATGCTGTACAGATAGTTAATAAAACTTTATATATATTTGCTATTTCAGAATTTATTTGAGATATCTGCTCAATGAGACTGCTTATACATTCAGAAAGATTCTC